ATATTTTCCAGCATGATCTTTTAAAAACTCTACTGCTTCTCTGTATTTTCTATTGAACATGTAAGGCTGTACAATACTGTTTACTCTTACAAATACGTCAGGATCTGTAACTAAGAATCTTAAAAACAATTCTTGTATATCTTCGCCGTAATCTTTAATTTCACTCATAGCATTTTGCTCTGTACTTTAATTTTAATCTCATTTGATACTGTATGTTTAATTATACTAGATAATGTCAAAAGTCTGCCATACTTGGTAACCGCATCGCCAACATCTTTACAATCTGTGTGCCATGGTGGGAAACTTACTTCCCACCCTAGATCAGCGGCCTGCCTTATCAACTCTTTGCCTGGAGCATCTCTGTCTGGACAAAGTATTACACGTTTATTTAACGAATTTATCTGTTGTATCTGTCGTTCGTTCATACTATTACCTAATACACTTATGCCGTCTATGAGTATAGCATCAATTACACCTTCTGTAACAACAACAATATCTCTGTCTGAGTAAATGTATTTGTCAATGTTAAACACATACCCACTTTGACTGTTGTTAACATACTTTGGCGTTTCTTTGGTTGGCGGATTAATATGCCTACCTACATGTCCGACCATTTCTTGGTTATAGTAAAACGGTATAATTAACCTATTTTTCATCATTAAGTCGTCGCACACAAAGAAGTCATAATGTGTTTTTAACAAACCTCTACTATATGCGTACTCTAGTATATCACTATGTGTTTTATTATAAGGCAACTTAGGTATGTCATTTAAACTAATTGCGTTAGGTAGTTCAACAGGCTTAAACTTTTCATAACTTACTACAATATCGTCAACTTCGTTGTCGAACTCTTCTATTTTCATAAGTTCTAGTACAAGTTTCTTTACACTTTCGTTAGTTGCGCCTAACTTTACAACTAAGTCTTTGTATTTCTTACCAATCTTTTTACTAGGACTCCAGCCAGTTGAAAAGCCACAGTTAAAACAATTAAATGCTATTTTAGGCCCAGTAGCAATTACACCTGCTCTGTTCCTTCTATCATTACACATAGGGCAACTAAAAGTTACCCAACCAGCAGGTGTCTTCTTGTGCTTATGCGGTATATGAGATGTTAGTAACTCGTGTACCTGTTGTATTGCTTCAGAGTGCTCCATTGCTGTTATTATACTTTATTAGATGTACTTTGTCAAGTCAAATTTGATATGTTTTAGATCTTCTTGATATTTATTGAGTATTTTTTCTACTATCTGTTTATTATTAAATATTTCATCATCATTGCGATGGTCATCTGCCAAGTGATAAAAATTATCATATTCTGGTAAGTCTATATCAAATGTTTCTTTAAAGAAGGTTGTTAAATTAGCAATATCTATATGTTGTACGTGACTATTTAAGTCGCCATATCTAGTGTACCAACTAGGTTCTATTTCAAAACACTCACTATTAACATATTCTTCAAATGTAAACACCGTGATGTCTTTTTGTTTTGTTTCTGATAACCACCTATGTAGACTTCTTTCTCTTTCAAAAGGATTTCTAACAAACATAAATATTTTTACGTCAGTGGTATGTAGATTAAATTCGTGATTTGGTGCTTTGGTATCTAGTATTCCACGATCATATAGTTCCGAGGCTATCCATCTAGTACCGCACCTAGGCGGAAATACAAAAGCATGTTTGCCATCGTTTAAAATGTGCATACATGTATTTAATTTCTTAAGAGAATTTTATCGAATGATCCTGAATTTGTTGCACTTGGCGAATACTTGAATCTTAAATAATTAAAATTACCTGTAAAGTTATAGTATGTTGGCCCTGAAGTATTTGCTAAAGGTATTCGATCCAATGTATTTACTATAGATATAGGTGCCCAATTAGTGTCATCACTTGACGGTGCTTCTAAACCTAAACTGCCTTCTACAAATACATTACCAGTAAACCCAGTTGTGTAAATACCAATTGTGTGATTGGCATTATTAAAATTATATGTTTTATTACCAACAAAAGAACCACTTGTAAATACATTAGCGGCATCGCCAAAGTTTATATTTTTAGTCTGATTCCATACATTAGCAATCTGTGTTGCTACTGGTGTAGGGTTGGCATCTTCTTTTACTAATAGAGTACATAGTACGCCGCCATTGTAATCTGAAAATACTGGTGTCGACGTGCCATCTTCTTCTAAAAACTTAAATGATATTTTATATTGTCCCGGACTTAAATTGTTTAAATCTGATTCTGCTAATAGCAATTCTGCTTGGCCTTTTTCTAACATCGGTTTGGCATACTTAGTTAGCACTCTTTCATTAGTTGCGTATTTGATGATATCTGCCCTAACCTCAGTGTTGTAAACGTTTTGAAGTTTTCTATCTTGGTCTCGTAGACTAATAAAAAACTTATTGTCCATTCCTTTATGTGCTACAAATTCTTTTTTGTTCATAGTTTTGTTATCCAGAAAAAGGTTTTCTTGCTTTTTTACAAGGTCTATTTTGTTTATTCTGTAAGAATATAGTGTTATACTGCTCATACATGCTCATTCCTTCCTTAATATTTATCATTTTCTTTATAAATAAAACTTATGCAGGACCAAAAAGAGATAGAAGAAAATTTTCCATTCTTCACCATGATAACATCTGGTGGAAAGGACTATTTTGGCATAGTACAAAACCAAGATAATACTGTCACTTCTTTTTACGATTATAACAAACTAGGCTCACCCGAAGAGAAAAAAGAATTTGTTTCTCTAGCAGAAACATGGTGGTGGGAATCAAACAGACAAATACCCATTGATATATTTTTATTCCAGGAGATGCAATTGTTTAGGCGTTGCTTACGAACGTTTAATAACAAGGATGTTGAAGTGCAGTTTGGACCAGTTACTAGTATTCAAAAAATAGTTAAGAAGAGAATAAAAAGACGGACTATTCAGTTAGTCAAGAAAGATCAGTAACAATCTTATTTAATTGTACTATTATTGCCATTGCGTAACTAAACGCATGTGATTTTTTAAAGAAGTACGAATCGTTTTCAGGCTTTAACCAGACCTGCGATTCTATCTCTTCCCAACTTTTACCAACTAGATGTCTTTTACCTGGCCTAATCATTGCTAATATCATTGCTAATTGTTCTATGTTTGTAGGCATGTGCTTTTGTATAATGTCATAATGATTATTGACATGGAATAGTTGTTCTACAATTTCTTTATGACCAAAGAGGTTCCACATTGGTTCCATGGCGCAAAGGTCATCTAATTCTCCTTCGGTGCTAATCCCTTTGTACACACTATTGTTTAATACATCTAATTTAAAATAACCTATATCTTCGGCTTCTTTGTGGTCTATATTTGATAAGCCTGTAAGCGGATCATGGGGTATAGGCTGTATATAAACGCCTGTGTTGTGTTTTTCCATACCACCTGGACGTTTGATACTACCTTTAATATGCCTAAGCACAGACAACAGATTATCTCTGTTCTCCATATCAATATCTACGTCAAAATCAATCTTCACTGAACAATAAACTCCACTTCATTAGTTTTTCTTTTTTAAGTGCCATACGTTTTTGTATTTGTTCATCAGTAACAAGACCGCCATCTTTGAGTATTTCTATCATACACATAACGTCACCTATTTCTTCTTGTAACTGCTTTGTGTCACATGGCTCATCAAACCGTATCATCTTACTACATGCCTGTATTAGTTCACCACATTCTTCCATTGTGATTACTAACATTTCCTCTTTCTTTTTCATATCTCTTTTCCTTTGAACTCTTCTGCTAATGGAAATATCTCTGTTATAACATCTGCTACAGCATGAGCAATATCCATATGCTCTTGTTGTGTGCCGTTAGCACCACGCAATTCGATATAATGAATCCAACTACGCAACGTACCGTTAACATAGAGCCTGCTTAACGTGTTTCCTTCCGGTAGTACTGCTCTGGCCTGCTCTTTGGCAATACCGTTGCTTACAGCGAAGTTATATGCGTCTAAGGCGGCGTCTATGACCCGTTGTTGCTTGTTTTTCCAAGTGCCTTGTAATACAGCATGGCCGTCCATCTCTGGATCTAGCGGTACACTATTCTGTCTGTTTTTAGGATCTTGTAATCTTGCTTGGCGAATTTCAAACTCCAAATCTTTTGTTGGATCTGCATAACGTTGACTAAACTCCTGGAAACTAAAACTTCTATGACGTAACAACTGTCTTGCTATGTCTCTGGTTGTTTCAACTTCTAAAC